CGAGAGCGCCCCCTACATCCTAATGATTGACCAAACCGAGAGCAAGGTGGTTGGGTTGTATCGCAATTGGGAGGAGGGCGACGAAACCATGACCAAGCTGGATTGGATGGTTGAATTTAAATTTATACCTTGGCGGGGGGCGTATGCAATTGGATTGCCGCACCTCATAGGCGGCCTGTCGGCTGCGCTCACGGGCGCTTTACGCGCTTTGTTGGACACGGCCCATGTCAACAATTCGCTCACGGCGCTCAAGCTCAAAGGGGCAAAAGTAAGCGGGCAGTCGCAACAGATTGAAATCACCCAGGTGACCGAGATTGAGGCCGGTCCAGGCGTGGATGACATCCGCAAGGTGGCCATGCCCATGCCGTTTAACCCTCCCAGCCCAGTTTTGTTCCAGCTTTTGGGCTGGTTAAACGATGCTGCCAAAGGCGTGGTCAGCACCAGCGAAGAAAAGATTGCCGACATCAACCAAAACGCGCCGGTGGGCACCACGCAGGCATTGATTGAGCAAGGGGCCAAGGTATTTTCGTCAATCCACGCCCGAGTGCATGACAGTCAGCGCCGGGTGCTGATGATTTTGGGCCGCATCAACCGCTGGTACTTGCCAGAGATGCGCCGTGGCGACATTGTTTCTGAATTGCTCATTTCGCCCGAAGATTTCAAGCGCAACACCGACATTGTGCCGGTCAGCGACCCCCACATATTCAGCGAAACCCAGCGCATGGCGCAAAACCAAGCCGTCATGGCGCTGATGGGCCAATTCCCGGCATCATTTGACGTCAATGCGGTGCTGACGCGGGTTTTGAAGCAGATGAAGGTGCCAAACATCACCGAATTGATGCCCAACACGGCAAAACCGGTGGAAATGGATGCTGCTGACGAAAATATGTCCATGGCACTGGGCAAGCTGGCCTTTGCATACCCCCGCCAAGACCATTTGAGCCACATTCAAGCCCACTTAAACTTTTTGCTGGACCCAGCCCTAGGCGGGAACAAATTGGTGGCTCAAAAGGCCATTCCATCGGGCCTAGAACATTTGAAACAGCACATGATGCTGTGGTACACCAACCAGATGAAGCAATACGTCAAGGGCGGAGCGCAAATCAACTTGGACAAATACGCCGAGAGCAAATTTGTGGACAAGATTGACCAAGCGGTTGCCTTGGCATCGGACCATGTGAAGATGGACACTGCACAGGTTTTTGCACAAGTTCTCCCGGCACTCGAGCAACTTGGCCAGATGATGCAACAGTTTGCACCGGCACCGCCCCCGCCCGATGGCGATGCCCAGGCGGTGTTGCAGGCGTCTTTGGCTGAAACCGAGCGCCGCAAATTGCGTGACGAGCAAGATTTGAAGCTCACGCAACGCGATCAAGAAATCAAGGTGGCAATGAATGCCGAAAACAACTTGACCAAGGAGCGCATGAAGTCAGCCGACCTGTCGGTTGAAGAGGTGCGGCTACAAAAAGAACAGTCGGAAACGGCTGTGCAGTTGAATGAACAAACCCAACGTAACCTAGGAGGTTAATCATGAAAAAGCCCGAATTTAGTTATAGCGACAACCAGCAAGCTGAAGACATCAACTTGCATCAGCGCATCAAGCGCGGCCATTGGGTTGACGGCCAGTCAATGAAAGAAGAATCAAAAGAGACAATGTGCGAAGCCAACAGCGATCACGGTAATTTCGACTCGGCCATCAAGAAAAACAACGCTTGAAAACCATATCGGATTTGATTGGCGGGATCAAGTCCCGTCAAGCTGAATTGGCTGCCAGTCTGGCGCATGGAAATGCGCCCGACTATGCGGTCTATCAGCGTCTGGTTGGTGAATATCAAGGGTTGCAGTCAGCGATGGACATTCTCAACAACCTTTTGAAAGAAGACGAAAACGATGAGCGATAGCACGGTAGAGGGTAATGCCTCTGATTTACGGGAAGCATTTCCTGTTGTAGACCCCGGTGCGAAGCCTTTAGGTGCAAGAGTTTTAGTGCAATTGCGCCGCACAAAAAGCAAAACTTCGGCAAGCGGGATTATTTTGGTTGAAGAAACCAAAGAAACCGAGAAATGGCAAAACATGGTGGGCAAAGTCATCGAGCTTGGCCCATTGGCGTTTAAAAAGCGCGACACCATGGAACCATGGGTAGAGGGCATATGGTGCGAAGTAGGCGACTACATCCGCGTGCCCAAGTGGGGCGGTGACAGGTGGGAAGTTCCCATCCCTGGCGCTGACCGACACGAAGACCCCGTGTTGTTCATGGTCCTCAATGACCACGAAGTCATTGCCAAACTCACTGGTGACCCCCTTGCAATGAAGGCTTTTATATGAACCAAGCGACTCAACCCGCAGAAAATCAAGAAGTCATCTACATCCAAGAATCTGCCGATGGTGGAATCGTGGCCGATCTGCCCGCAAGCATCCCCATGGGCGACCCCGAGCCTGCCGCAGAAACCGATGATGATGATCATGCCGCCCAACAAGCCGAAATTGCGGCCACCGGGCGCGTAGACCCAGATGCCGAGGCCATGCGTGAGGCAAAACGCCTCAAGCGGCGCTCGCGCAAGGACTACCACAAGCAAGTTGGCGTTGAAAAAGACCTCAAACTCCAACAGTTAGAGCGTCAAAACCGAGAATTGCTTGAGAAAATGTCGCACATTGAGCGCCGTGTGGCTCAAGGCGACATGGAAAAACTTGAAAAACGCATTTCTGAAGAGCAAAACCGAATCCAGTTTGCCAAGCAGAAGATGAAAGAGGCCACCGAAACCAACAACGGTGACCTTTTGGTCAGTGCGCAAGACATGCTGCAACAAGCAACCAAAGATTTTGAGAATCTGGACGGGTATCGACGCCGAGCGGTGGAAAAGCCGCAGCAGCGCCAACCCGTGGTGATGCCAAACCCCGAGGTCCAAGAGTTGGCCGCCCAATGGTTGGCCAATAACTCCTGGTATGACCCCCAGGGGCGCGATGCGGACTCACGCAAGGCGTTAAACCAAGATGTAACGCTGGAAAAGGACGGTTATGACCCTGCCACACCAGAATATTGGCAAGAATTGGACCGCCGCTTGCAAAATATCATTCCACACCGTTATACTGACAGCGTTGACAATGAAACAAGGAGTTCCTCACGACCGAGAAACGCGGTTACAGGCTCGGGCCGTCAAGTTGCACCCCAGGGGGAAGCACGCAACCAGATAACGCTCTCGCGGGATCAGGTTAATGCGATGAAAGATGCTGGGATGTGGGATGACCCCGAAAAGCGAGCGAAGATGATTCGCCGTTACGCCATTGAATCACGAAATATTGGAAATAGGAGCTAATCATGGATCAACGTCTAAAAAAATCACTATCTGCTGGTGGGCGCGAGTCCCGCGCTATTCATGACCCCGTTCGTGAGTCACCAGAAGATCAGTTTGCTTCATCTGATGAACGTCTTGAGATGTGGAAAGATGAGTGGACGCAAAGCGCATTGCCTAATGTCCCTAGTTTGAAGGGATTTCACCTTTGCTGGTTATCAACAACCAACGGCTACGACAGCATTGATAAGCGTATGAGGCTTGGGTACACACCTGTGAAAGCAGACGCAGTGCCTGGGTTCGAGAATTGGCGCGTAAAAGCTGGTGAGCATGTAGGTTTCGTCGCATGCAACGAGATGCTACTGTTTAAAATTCCTATGGAACTTTATCAGCGCATCATGACGCATTTTCACCACGATGCACCACTTGAAGAAGCGAACAAAATCAAACTTCAAGCAGAGCAGCAAGTGGGCCGCGATAGCTCGGGCAAACGCCTGGGCCAAGTTGAAGGCGAAGGATTGGGCGCTATTGACAAACCGGTCCCAGCACCCGAATTCATCGGTTGATGGGTAAGTTGAAATCAACAAGGAGCTAGACTATGTCTGCAACATCTGCTCCGTTTGGCTTTCGCCCTGTTTACCATCCCACCGGGATGGATCGAACGGTCGCGCTAGCTAACGGCATTGCCAGTGGTTATTCCACTGGAATTCTCAAGAATCAGCCCGTAGCCTTGGATACGAATGGAAACATCATTATTGCCACCGCAGGCAGTGCCTTTATTGGCGTGTTTGCTGGTGTGGAATACACTGATAATTCTGGGCGTAGACAAACTAACAACCAGTGGCCTGCGAATACAACGTACCAAACTGGTTCACTCATTGCATACTACTATCAAGAGCAAACGATAGTGTATGAAGTGCAGTCCACGGCAACGCTGGCGCAAACCTCTATTGGTGACCAATGCAATATGTCTTCCGCAACGGCGG